GAGAGATATGAATATAAGAGATTACATACCAGAAGTGGCAGAGGCATACGGATTATGAGAATAGGATTTACTTGTGGTTGTTTTGATTTACTACACGCAGGGCATATAGTAATGCTTAAAGAAGCAAAGGAGAATTGCGATTATCTAATAGTTGGATTACAAACAGACCCTAGCATTGATAGACAGGATAAAAATAAACCAGTGCAGTCTGTATTTGAAAGATATATACAACTAAGGGCAGTGAAATATATTGATGAGATTATTCCTTATGATACGGAACAAAGTCTATTAGATTTATTAGAGGCTACTGAAATACATATAAGATTCGTAGGAGAAGATTATACACAAAAAGAATTTACAGGAAAAGGGCTGCATGAAGTTTGGTATACAAGTAGACAGCACTCTTTTTCTAGTACTAATTTGAGGAATAAGATAAATGAAAGCAGTTCTTAGTAACAGAATCTATATGGAAGTCACTAAAGATTTGCATAATTCTATCGAGAAAGAACTTACTTATACTATACCTCCTCGTATGCCTCAAGACCCTCCACAAGTATTTAAAACAATTAAGTATATTCGTGATGATTTGATTTCCATACCTATGGGAAGATTGGATTTAATCCCAGATGATTACGAAATAGTCGACAAGCGTGTTAGTGTGGAAACGAGCTTTCCAGACTTTAAGTTTGATTTACGACCTTCGCAGAAAGTTGTATATGACGACATACAAGACAACGCTATAATTAACGCTTGGGTAAGTTGGGGAAAGACTTTTACAGGTATTTCTATAGCGGGTAAGCTTAGTCAGAAAACACTAGTTGTAACACATACAACATCATTACGAGCGCAGTGGGAAAAAGAGGTAAAAAAATGTTTTGGAATTAAAGCTGGCGTGATAGGTGGTGGTGTCTTTAATATTGATGCTCCTATAGTTATTGGGAATATTCAGAGTTTATACCGAAAAATGGACGATATAAAAAACGAATTTGGAACATTGATTTTAGACGAAATGCATCATGTTAGTAGTCCTACTTTTACACGAATTGTAGATGAAATGCCTACAAGATATAAGATAGGTTTGACAGGAACATTAGAGCGTAAAGATGGTAGGCACGTAGTTTTTAGAGACTACTTTGGGAATACTCTTTTTAGACCGCCTAGAGAGAACTATCTTATTCCTAGTATACACATTTATAAAACTGATATTAGATTTCTAGATGGTTCATTTACTCCTTGGGCGGAAAGAGTTAATGACTTGACACATAATGTAGAGTATGTAGATACAGTTGCTCTGATAGCATCAAAATATGCAGCAGAAGGACACAAAGTTTTAGTAGTATCAGATAGAGTACACTTACTGAAAATGTGCGCAAGATTAGTAGGAGATAGAGCCGTATCTATAACTGGAGATATGGACTTTGATGATAGGGAAACTACATTAAAGCAGTTAAAAACTGATGAAAAAGATATATTATTTGGTACGCAATCTATATTCTCAGAAGGAATATCTTTAGATGATTTAAGTTGTTTAGTACTAGGTACACCTGTTAATAATGACCCGTTATTAACACAGTTAATTGGTAGGGTAATAAGAAAAAAGGAAGGTAAGAAGCAACCAATAATTGTGGATATCAATTTAAAAGGAAAAACAGCAGCTCGTCAAGCAAGTGCTAGAATGGGCTTTTATATAAGAGAAGGATATGAGGTAAAAGTATTATGAGTGAACAACAAATACAATTAAATATTGAAGCAATGAGAAAAACAAAAGTGTTTTTAGGTACACCAATGTATGGAGGAATGTGCCATGGATTTTATACTAGAAGTCTAATGCAGACTGTCAGTACTTGTATGAATCAAGGACTACACTTACAGTTATATTATTTATTCAATGAAAGTTTAATTACTAGAGCAAGAAACTATTGTGTTGCTAATTTTTTAAAAAGTGATTGTGATTATTTATTATTTATAGATAGCGATATTGCTTGGTCAGATATGGATTTAATGTATATGTGGCATTTAATGGCAGACAATCCAGAACAGTATAAAATAATGACAGGGCTTTATCCAAAGAAAACTATAGCATGGGAAAAAGTATTACATGCTGCAAAAAGTGGTAACTTTGATAACAACCCTATGGGACTAGAAAAAGTAGCAGGTGATATGGTATTTAATCCTTTGCCTGGTGAGTATGAAAACAATCAAGTTCCAGTATATGAACCTGTAAAAGTACAAGAAGGTGGTACAGGATTTATGATGATACACAGAAGCGTATTTGAAACTCTTGAACCAACAATGCCAGAAAGAAAATATACTCCAGACCATATAAGAGAAGGAGAGTTTGCTCCAGGAGAGCAGATAACAGCTTTCTTTGACTGTATTATAAATGAACAAAACAGATATCTAAGTGAAGATTACATGTTCTGTGAGACAGCTAGAAAGAATGGTATCGATATATGGACTCTCCCATTTATTGAACTTAGCCATTGTGGAAGCTACGTATATCACGGAAATATGATACAAATGGCTCAACAAGGAGTACACGCTACGATTAGCGGTGAATATGCAGAAAGTTTGCAAAAACCTTCTGAACAGTCTATTACGAAACCTACTGGAAAATAGTTCTTGACAAGAACTCAAAATTTTGATATAATATGTTATTATTTAATTGGAATAGGATTGTAAAAGCAAGCAACGGCAATGTCGCTGACATAATTACAATACTTAGAATTATTACATTTAAGATACACCCTAAAAATTATCACGATAAAACGTTTAAATTTTATCAGTATAATTTTGGCGGCAAGTCTTTCCTACTTAATCCCCAGGAATTACTTGACGTTGGTAGAACATACTCTGACAAAGAGGTAGCTGAATATGCAGGTGTCGCGTCATTCAGAAACTACTATGAGTATGTTCAAAACAAAGACACCACACTAGACCTTCTGGTATGTCCAATATCAGAAGATATTATTAATAAAAACAGACTGCTTGAAATTAAAGATAAAAGGATTCACTTTAAGTTCGAGGAGACATTATAGGAGAATATTATGGCTATTGGCTTTAATACAACAAAGGGCTCAGCCCAAAAAAATTCCATCGTAACATATAACTATGCGAGTGGAGAAGACCATCATGTAAGACTTGTTGGTGATTTATTACCGAGATACGTTTACTGGGTCAAAGGCAAGAACAACAAAAACATTCCTATGGAGTGTTTGTCATTCGACAGAAATTCAGAAGCCTTCACAAATGTTGAACCAGACCATGTAAAAGACTTTTATCCAGACTTAAAGTGTGGTTGGTCTTATGCGGTTCAATGTATAGACTATTCAGACAAGTCTATCAAAGTGTTAAACTTAAAAAGAAAATTGTTTGACCAAATACTAGTTGCTATGGAAGAGTTGGGAGACCCAACCGATTATACAACTGGTTACGACATATATTTTAAAAGAAAGAAAACTGGACCACAGGTATTTAATGTGGAATATCAGTTAGCAGTTTTAAAATGTAAACCAAGAGAATTAGAAGAGTGGGAACAAGCTTTAGTTAAAGACCTTAAGTCTATGGACGAAGTACTTGTTAGACCAACTGCTGATGCTCAACTAGCGTTACTAAGAGAAATTCAAAATGAAGGTTCTTCAGAAGTTTCAGAAGATATTTCTAGCGAGTTTGACGTATCATGATAGGCGTTGGAGAGAAGTTCCCTGCCTTTACACTGCAGGGTGTAGACAAAGATAATAACTTTGTACCCGTATCTGTCACAGAACAGTACGAACCTTTGAAAAAAGATTACACAGTTATATACTTCTATCCAAAAGACTTTACTTTCATATGCCCAACAGAAATTGCGGGAATGGATATGTTAGTAGAGGAAGCTAATGTTATTGGTATCAGTGGTGATAATGAGTTTTGTAAATTAGCTTGGAAACAAGATAATGAACTCATTGGAAACATACAACACTCTTTGGCCGCAGACTGTGGCTTAGGACTATCTTCTAAACTAGGAATAGTTCATGAAGAAGTAGGAGTATGTTATAGAGCTACTTTTATCATTGACAGAAATGATATAATACAACATGTAAGTGTTAACGCACTTGACACAGGCAGAAATGCTCATGAAGTTCTTAGAACTTTGCAAGGCATTAAAGCAGGTGGATTAACAGGGTGTGAATGGACACCTGGGGATGAACTATTAGGATGATTTTATTTACAGCAGACTGGCATATTAAACTTGGACAAAAGAATGTGCCTGTAGCATGGGCTTGCTCACGCTATCAAATGTTCTTTGAACAAGTACAGGAAGCTGTAGATAAACATCAAGTGAATCTTCACATCATAGGCGGGGACTTGTTTGATCGAGTCCCTTCTATGGATGAACTTACTTTATATTTTGATTTTGTAAAAAGACAAAAAGTAAGAACAATTATCTACGATGGCAACCACGAAGCCACTAGAAAGAACAAAACTTTCTTTGACAACTTAAAGAGAGTAACAACTGAACTTAACCCTCATGTTAAGGTTATTACAGATACATACTACGAAGATGATTGGGCAATCTTACCTTATGCAGATTTACATAAGAAAGGTAGTATAGAAATGATAGATGCAGATTATTTATTTACTCATGTAAGAGGCGAGATACCTCCTCATGTTATGCCCGAAGTAGACCTAGAAAGATTTGGCAAGTTTAAAGAAGTGTACGCAGGAGATTTACATGCTCACGAGAATACTCAAAGAAATATTGTATATCCTGGCTCACCAATGACCACTTCTTTTCATAGAAATATAGTAAAAACAGGGTACTTAGTTATAGATACTAATACCCATCATTTTGATGAAGACTGGTGCTGGACATGGCATGAATTTGATTTGCCACAATTATTAAGGAAGACTATCGAAGACCCAGCGGATATGACACAAACAGAGTTTCATCATACAATATACGAAGTTACAGGAGATGTGCAGGATTTAGCAAAAGTTAAAAACTCAGAACTTCTTGATAAAAAAGTAGTAACAAGACAAGTAGATGCACGATTAGATTTAAGTGGAGATTTATCCATGTCAGATGAACTAGTAAAATATCTACAAGAAATATTAAGTCTTGACGACAATAAAACAAAACAAATTATAGGAGTGTTTAATGATTATTCTTCAGAAGTTGAAGTGGGATAATTGCTTTTCATATGGCGAAAATAATGAGATAGACTTAAGCAAGTCTACTCTTACGCAATTAGTAGGCACAAACGGAGTGGGAAAATCCTCTATTCCCCTTATTTTAGAGGAAGTTTTATTTAATAAAAATAGTAAAAATGTTAAAAAAGCAGACATCGCGAATAGATACATTGGAAAAGGGTATGACATCAGTCTTGACTTTTCTGTCGATAGCAACTTATATACTATTAGTGTATCAAGGCGTGCTACATTAAAATGTAAGCTGACAAAGGAGGGAGAAGATATATCTTCCCACACAGCGTCAAATACATACAAGACATTGGGAAATATATTAGGAATAGACTTCAAGACTTTTTCACAGTTGGTTTATCAAAATACAAACGCATCTTTGCAGTTCTTAACTGCCACAGATACTAACCGTAAAAAGTTCTTAATTGATTTATTAAAACTAGATGATTACGTTGCTTACTTTGAAGTATTTAAAGAAGCGGTTCGTACTGCTTCTAGCGATATTACTACTAGCAATGCGAAAATTGCAACAATTGAGAAATGGTTATCAGATAATATTCTCGAAGATACAAACATACTTTCCAAAATGGATTTACCATTTGAGTCGGAAGAGAATCAGAAACTTTTACGTTCTTATTCAAGAGATTTAGAAAATATTTCAGAATCAAATAAAAAAATAAATACTAATGAAATTCTGAAGAAACAGTTAAAAGATATAGACCTTCACGAAGCAAAACGTTTGTTAGCATTGCATCCAGAACTACAAGATACCTCTCAGAAACTACAAGCAATGGGAGCTTGGCGTTCAGAGAAGATGTTTGAAAACACCATGATTAAAAAGTATGAGGATTTAACAAAACTAGAAGATATGGATTGTCCTACTTGTGGTAGTGAAATTGATACAGAGTTTGTAGAGAGAATGTTAAAAGAACACCGTGAACGATTAGAACAGTGCGAAGTATTTGCACAAAAAGACCAAGGCTTATTAAAAGAAATAGAGGAAGCAAATGAGATACATAGGAACGCAGGTAAAACAATCCAAGATTGGGAAAACCTCTACAGGAGTATTGACAACAAACTCCCGAGTACAGTTACAAACAAAGACGACTTGGAGACAAAAATTGTTGACCTCCGTCAAAAGATTATGGAAGAGAGAGAAGAACTCCAAAAGGTAATTGATGAAAATGAAAGACGAGAAAGACATAATACTAGAATTGGTATCATACTCGAACAGACTGAGCAATTTCAATCAGAGCTTGATGTCCATAAGTCTACTCTTGAGAAGTCGGAAAGCAACTTGGCGATACTTGAAACGCTTAAAAAAGCTTTCTCAACAAATGGACTCCTCGCATACAAGATAGAATCTTTAGTAAAAGAATTAGAAATATTAACAAACGACTACCTTGCAGAATTTAGTGATGGTAGATTTGCAATTAACTTTGTAGTGGAGAATGATAAATTAAATGTGGAAGTCTCAGATAACGGCAATATTATTGACATTTTGGCTCTTTCTAGCGGCGAGTTAGCTAGAGTTAACATAGCAACATTAGTTGCAATACGAAAACTTATGGCTTCAATTAGTAGAAGTCAAATTAATGTTCTTTTCCTTGACGAAGTAAACCAAGCGTTAGACGAAGTCGGAAAAGAGAAAGTAGTGGAAGTACTATTAAAAGAAGAAAACCTAAATACTTATATGGTATCACATGGTTGGACTCATCCATTACTAGAAAAGATAGAAATAACTAAAGATGAAAATATTAGTTACCTGGAAGGATAATTTATATCTTGACATGCAACTTAAAATTTGTTATAATATATAATATTTTGGAGATAAAATGAAAGTAGAAATTTATAGTATACCTAATTGTACTTATTGCAGTAAGGCTAAGTTTTTAGCTGAGCATAGTGATAAAGTGCATGAGGTAGAGTATAAGATGATGGGAGCACATTATAGTGCAGCAGACGTTAGGGAACTATTTCCCACAGCAAGAACCTTTCCTCAGATAGTAGTTGATGATAAACCAATTGGCGGCTACACTGAGTTGGAGAGGTTGCTTAATGGTTAATAGTAGACAGAAAGGAAATAACGCAGAATTAAAAGTAGCAGAGATGTTGACTAGAATAGTAGGAGAGCCTTTTGTGCAAACTCCTGGCTCTGGTAGTGGTAAAATTAAAGGAGACTTAATGGTACCGCACAAACATAATCTGTTTACAATAGAGGTTAAGTTCTATAGAGATATGGCATTTAATCATAAAATATTTACTCAAAAGAGTAATACCTTTGTGGGTTGGTGGAGTAAACTTGTTAAACAAGCAGAACAGATGCAACAAGAACCTTTACTTATATTTAAAGAGAATCACTCACAATGGTACGTGGCAACGACAAGAAAGCCATGTTACAAAAAACATATGTATATAAACTGGTTAGGGTGTTATGTCACCTTTGCCGAAAAATTTTTCGAAACACAAAACATGGAGTTTACAAATGGCGATAACGTTTACGAGCCATGGAAAGCCGACCCCGAATGGGAACTTATTAATAGTTGATGGGCTTAACCTGGCATTTAGATGGAAACATCAAAACAAATTAGATTTTGAGCATGACTATGTAAGGACTGTACAGTCTTTAGCAAAGTCTTATAATTGCGGAGAAATCGTAGTACTAGGAGATGGTGGTAGTAATTACCGTAAATCCATAGACCCTGAGTACAAAGCAAACAGAAAAGAGAGATATAAAGAACAGACTGAGAAAGAGGAACAAGAGTTCCAAGAATTCTTAGCCGAGTTCCAAGTTACTATGAATACTTTAAAGTATAAGGGATACCTTACGCTTAAATATGCAGGCGTAGAAGCTGATGATATAGCTGCTCTTATCTGTCAAAACAGAGAGAATCTAGGTATTGAAAATATATGGATGATTTCCTCTGATAAAGACTGGGATTTACTTATTGATGAACATATAAGTAGATTTTCAACAGTCACTAGAAAAGAAACAACCCTTATGACATGGGATGAGCATTACGAGTTTGAACCTGAGTATTTTCTAACTTATAAGTGCTTAACTGGAGATAAGGGAGATAACGTTCCAGGAGTTGATGGAGTAGGCCCAAAGCGTGCCACTCAATTAATACAGCAATATGGAGACGTTTTTGATATTATGGCGAGTTTACCTCTTGATGGAAAGTATAAATTCATGCAAAACTTAAATGAGTTTGGAATGGAAGGACTAGAAAGGGGTATAAAACTCATGGACTTAACATGGGATGTCGATGCAGCAGTGCTAGGACATTCACAAGAGATTATAGGATTAGTGGAGAATTATGTCAGTAAAAATTGATTTTAGTAAAGATAGTCTTTTAGATGACTTTGCACAGGCAACTTTAAAAGATAGATATATGGTAGGTGATGAAACTTCACCTCAAGAAGCTTTTGCGCGTGCTGCAATGGCTTTTGCAGATGATGAGGCTCATGCACAAAGACTATATGATTATGTAAGTAAGTTATGGTTTATGTTTGCAACTCCTGTATTATCAAATGGCGGCACTAGGAGGGGGCTCCCGATTAGTTGCTTTTTAAATTATGTGGACGATAGTAGAGAAGGAATAACAGGACACTACACAGAAAATGCTTTCTTATCATCATTTGGTGGTGGTATTGGTGGCAGTTGGAGTGATGTTCGTGCATCTGGCACAAAGACATCTAAAGGTTCTGAGAGTACAGGTGTTGTTCCTTTTATGAAAGTAGTAGATGCAGAAATGCTTGCTTTTTCACAAGGAGTTACAAGACGAGGTAGTTATGCTTCTTATCTACATATTAGCCACCCCGAAATAGAGGAATTTTTAGATGTTAGAAAACCTACAGGCGGCGATATCAACCGTAAGTGTACTAATCTTCACCACGGGATCGTTATATCTGATGCTTTCATGGAGCGGATACACAACGCAACTAAGTATCCCGACTTCGATGATAGCTGGGATTTGGTTGACCCTCACTCTCAGCAAGTAAAGAAAACGGTATCTGCTAGGGCATTATGGGTAAAGATATTGCAAAATAGAATGGAAACAGGAGAACCGTATGTAATGTTCGAAGATGCAGTCAATTCGGAACTACCTGACTTTCAGAAAAGAAAAGGACTTAGAGTCCATCACAGCAACCTGTGTTCAGAAATTACTCTTGCAACAGACGAAGAAAGAACCGCAGTATGCTGCTTATCAAGTGTAAATTTAGAGTACTATGACCAGTGGAAACATATCCCTGCTTTCATACCTGACTTAGTAAGAATGTTAGACAATGTTTTAACTTCTTTTATAGACAATGCTCCAGACGAACTTGAAAGAGCTAAGTTCAGTGCTCAAAGGGAGAGGAGTATTGGACTAGGTGCTATGGGTTTCCATGCGTATTTACAAAAACAAGGAATACCTTTTGACAATCCAATGGCATCAGCAACTAACTATGATATGTTTAAGCATATCAAAGAAAGTGCAGAAAGAACAACTAGAGAATTAGCAGTAGAAAGAGGGGCTTGTCCTGATGATGATACCGCTTCCGTAAGGAACGCTCATCTATTAGCTATAGCACCTAATGCTAGCTCTAGTATTATTTGTGGCAATACCAGTCCAAGTATAGAACCTTATAGAGCAAATGCTTATACTCAAAAAACTAAATCAGGAAGTAATCTAGTAAAGAATAAATTCCTAGAAAAAGTTTTAGATAAGTATGGCATTAATGATGAGGAAACTTGGAGTAGTATTGTTGCGAACAAAGGAAGTGTACAACATATTCCTCAGTTAGATGACTGGGAGAAAGACACTTTCAAAACAGCAGTAGAAATAAATCAGGCATGGGTAATAGAACACGCTAGTGCAAGACAGGAATTTATATGTCAGTCACAAAGTGTAAATCTATTCTTCCCTCCTGATGTAAACAAGGGAGATTTGCACAATGTACATATGTTGGCATGGGCAAAAAACTTAAAAACATTGTATTACTTGAGAAGTGAAGCTATCAGTAGAGCTGATAATGTATCTAATCAAGCTAAGCGAGAAATAATATTTGAACAAGCAGATTGTTTAAGTTGTGAGGGATAAATGAGTTTATTAAAAGAAAGAGAATACTATAAACCTTTTCAATATCCTTGGGCATTTGAAAACTATAAAAAACAACAGCAAATGCATTGGTTACCTGAAGAAGTAACCCTACAAGATGATATAAAGGATTATAAAGAAAAACTAAGTGAAGGCGAAAGGACATTGCTAGACAATATCTTTAAGTTTTTCAC